TGTTCCATCTTTTTCGCCAATTGCAAATACCATACCTTTTATAATCCAATCAGGAGCATTAGCAGCACCGTCATCAACTCTGTAAGTTGCTGTGCTTCCTGCGGCTGGAACAGTAACGTCTGTATCAATTTTAAACGTTCTGTCTGCCATTTGGATTTTATTACGGTCTTTTAACCATCGGAACTGCGGGTCGTCCGTTGCAACTTTAGCAACTTTGGATAGGTAAACGAAAAATGGAGACTCATCAGGGGCTAAATCAGCGATTCTATCACTAAAATTATACAGCCTCCTTGATGGTATCACACTATCAATTACCGCACCGGGGTCACCAAACTTTAACGGGCCGGGATTGTTATAATTTGGCATTATATATATCCTTCCTCAGTTTATTGTTTTAAAGAATGCTATTACGACTACCAGCATTTACAATTTTATCCCACATCTGATTTTCTTCAGCTTTAGGCGAGCTAGGTGCTCCACCTTGAAGTATTCCAGCTGTGCGAGGCTGCTGTTGGGCAGCTTGTACTGCTTGTGCCGTATCAGAGATGTTACCTTTTTTATTAACGTCTCTATATAGCTTTACCAGATTTGATAAGCCAACTTGCTCTTTAGGCTGCGAAACAAAACCCATAAACTCTTGAACATCATTGTCCGAAAACTTATAAGTGTTACGTAGCTCATTCACAGTATTGTTGTATGTTATCTCTTCCGTCATCTGTCTTTTCTGCTCACCTAATGCATTATTCACCACATTATTCATCATCTGAACATCTTGGTTCACTCTGAATTTAAATGATGGTGATTCTGAATTATGATAAGCCTCCCAAGGGTTAAAGTCCTCAGCAGATATTCCTTGCTGAGGTTCTCGCTGGGCTTGTTGTTGTTGTTGTGGTTGTCCATTTATGTTTTTCTGTAAGACGTCAACAAGGTCAGGTCTCGATTCTAATAACTCACCAAGTGGCTCAAGCCTTTTAAGCTTATTGTTTTCCGCTTGGGTTCTGTCATACATCGATTGGAATTTACGGGCTTCAACTTCCCATTCTCCCTCTGGAATCGTTTCTTGTCGTACTTCAACTTCAGGAGCTGAAAAGTCTACTTGCTCATCTTGAGCAGTAGGCTCTCCATATTGTCCTTCTGTTTCCGCTCTTACTTCACTAACTATATTTGGGCCATTATCAACCAAGCCATCAGCTACGGGTAAGGCCTCTGTCTGTGTATTGTCCATAGTATCTCCTTTAAGATGTCCCGAAGTTTTCTGGAGCGGAACTAGCATCTGCTCTAACATTTGCTAATTTCTCCGCTTCGAGCTTCACCTTTGTTTGCAGGTTATTTAACTGAACTCTTCTGTCAGCTTTGGCGTCTGATGCAACATCCGCTAATCGAGACTTGAATTTCTCAACCTCGACTCGCTTCCTGTCACTAACAGACTCCCTTTGGGCAGTCTGGAGGTCTCCCTCCAAATTCTTTATTTGCTCACTCATCGCCTGAACTTGTTGCATGAGTTGGTTCTTCTCATCTGTTCGGCGTAAGATAGCTTCTTTATCAAATATTTCTGGATTCTTTTTTAGCACTTCAACTTTATCAACAATACCCATTTGGAAAGCTTCCATGTAAACACCTAGTTCTGCCCATTTATTCGTAGGCAATGTAGAACCCGGCTCAATGCGTATATCGTGTTGTCCTAGGTTATGTTTTTCTTTTTTAATATCTAAGATAGAACCTACTTTATCATCGTAGGAATTAACTGTAGCTTCAGTTATATCGTTGTTTGCGCTATTCAAACGGAAAATCTTTTTGTAAGTGTAATGGCCTTTAGATAAATTATATAACACTTGGCCTAAACGATTAATACTAAATTCAATATCTCTTAGTTTTGACTTAGGTCTATCAGTTCCTAGTGCTATCATACGTTCTGTACCTTTGACAGTATCAGGCGCTTTCTCTGCAAACCCATGCATCATTTCTGGTAACCCAAATGTAAAGTCAATATAGAACTCACACTGTTGAATTAGTTTGTAAAACTCACCTGCTAATGGTTGTGGTGCAGGAAAGTGTGGCTCACCTTGGGTGCTATCTACTTCTATCACTGCGTTAGGGTTAGCCCAATCTCTTTCTAACTGGCCTAAATCTTCTACACTTCCTAATGGTACTAATAACTTTAATCCACCAGAAGCTTGAGCATGAGATAAAGCAAGTGACCATAGCTTATTAAGTAGTCGTTGCATTGGACGAGCTCGAGATACGTCTGACTTAGGATAAGGTGTCTCTGTAAAAATATTAGGGATAGGAACTATAGGATAGTGGTCTGTATTTAAAATAGTCTCATACAATACAACTTGACCAATAGAAGCACACACTTTAACTCTAGTCTGTTTAACTGGTATAATTTGGTATTGGCTTGCTTCTATCTGCTCTCTATTGTTCTCTATAAATTCTTCATACTCTTCATCACTAAAAATAACTTCTTCACCTGATTGCATATCAATCACACGATAGAAATTAACTTTAACTTTGTAAAACCGTTCTAAAATTTGATACTTATTTCTTTCAAAGTAATCTAAATCTTTAACCTCAGCAGGTGTAAATATTTTTTTCCCATTGTTATTCATAGACTCAGGATAATCTTCTTCTAAATATGTATTAAGGTCTTGAATAATACCTGTTTCTTTTTCGCCTGTCTCTGGATTTACCTGTTCGCCTAATTCTGGGTAGAGGCTAATAACTTGTTCACCTGAAAGAATAGTAGAGAGGATAACTCCTTCAGCGTCATCGAACCATCGGTTGCGAGTATTTGGAGATACATACACTCTGAATGGGTTGACGTAAGTAAACTTTACATCACCTCTACCAAAGTCTGATTCCGGGTCTATATAAGTATATAAGTACCCCATTCCAGTCGTAGCGTAATCATGGATAGCTTGTTTGAGTTGCCAGTCTCCGTCTGAGTTACCCCAAACGTAACCCATAATAGTTCTCCATATAGAAGCAACTTTAACATCCGAATCTTCTCTAGGGGTCATAGTGAAAGCAGGTGCTCGAGAAGTAAGTACAGCTTTAAATTTTTCTACAGCTGGGCCAATCCTATCCATAGGCACATCAGCTTGATTTCGGGATTGTAGCTCATCAACTTCATCGCTACTAAAATGATTACCATGATAAAAGTCTATGTCGTATCTAGCTTCAGTGTCCCAATCAGAACGGGCATCGCGCCAACGGCGATAAAGCTCTTGGTTATGGTCAGCACGTTTATCGTTTTCTAATGTCATTATATAGGCTCGCCAGATAAACGTTGGACTAAAGCTTTTTGTAGTAAACTTTGTACTTGTGGATTTATCCCTAGTGTTTCAGGGGACATAGCTCTGTGACGGAGTAAATCATTTTGCCTTTTTGACAGTGGCGTCTCCATGCCAAATGATTGCAGATAAGCAGAAGAAAGCTTAGGTATATCCATTTGCTGACTAGACATAACCCCATCCTTTATTATATATCTATCCATAGCCCGAACCCTTTTATCTTCACTCATATTTCCCATTAGGGAATCTTGAGGCCTTGCTTCCATGCCTTCTAATCTTTGTAATTGTTCAGAAGGAGAAGGTCTTCTTTCTAAAGGTTGTCCCTGACCTAATTGTCCACCTTGTTGCATTTTCTTACGACCAAAAGTAGACATATTAGACTTCTTCATTTTTTGCAATAAGTCTAAAGAGTCAGCTTCGACATCAATACTATCACCCGTAAAAGGATTAATACTTTGATTAGAATCTCTCATCATCATTTGATTTAAAACTTGTTGTAAACTATCACCCGTTGTATCAGGCCCCATTAATTCAATAGGTACGTTATATGTTTGCGGATTGCGAATCTCTTGCTGCTTGCGAGGCTGTACCTGTCCACCTTGCTGGTATTCCGGTCTAACCTCTACAGGGTCTATCATAGGAATGCCATTAATCGTTCTTTGAAGTCGGTTACCATAAGAAGAATAGTCACCAAGAACAGAGCGTACTGGCTTTCCTCTAAGATGGTATTCCAATCCATATTCAGGTGTCTTTTGGGTCTCGCTTTGAATGCGAGTACTAAGCACGCCAGCTAATTCTTGCAGTGCTTTAACTCGAGGACTATCCATATCACGTATATCATCATACCCAACCAGCATCTCATCCTCTGGCATCCCAGCCTCGAGAGCCATCAAATCCGTCATCGTATACTTCTGCTTGTTTAGTAACGGGCTTCTAAATTTTACTAGCTCTTCGGCTTTTCCACCATCTTGATAATAATTAACTGGGCCACCTTGTTCTTTACTCGTTTCTTTTTTAAATCTTTTTAGCAATCGTTTTTGTGACTTTGATTTTTTATCAAAATCAAAATACATATCCTTACCGAATAAACCTAATTTGTATAAAACATTTGTTAACTCATCTGGATGCGCTTCTGTTCTCCTGCCAATCGAAAGTGGGCCAAGCTCTAAATTTTGTTGGAGCCACTCGTCTATACCAGTTACCTCACCACTATCCATCCTGCCAGCGGTAGTTCTCCTTGAGGTATACCCTTGGTTTTCGCCAGTTAAAGTAGCAACTGGGCCCAGAGTCCTCTCGGATAAAAACTGGGCTGGGCCTGACCCCGGTCTCCTATCGGACTGCCCATAACTAGCAGGAAAATTTTCACCCGCAGCCTGCCGGACTATTTTTTGCAACAGAGGTAACACTTCGCCACCATCTTGATACATAGGAGACTTCGGCTGTGTAAGACCATTTTCCATAGAAGCGGAAGCAATCAATGCATCCATAGCTGAATTGCCATTCTGCATTTGCTGCATAGCACGGCCTTGGTTGGTAATTTGTTTTAAAACGGGTAAATAGTCAGGAACGGCTTCTTTGGGTATTATCCATTCGCCGCCTTCGAGTTCAACGGGTTGTTCGCCGGCAACC